TACCGAAACTACTGCCTATGTATTAATATAGTTGGATAACTAAAATATAAATCGTATATTAATATTAAATTAAAACACAATGGAAGAAGTATTCAAAACAGTAGAGATGGAGGAGTTACACAGATACCAAGTCTCTAACAAAGGAAGAGTTATTAGTAATAATGGAAAAGATTCTATTATTCTTAAACCACAAACAGATGCTCTAGGATATCAGCATCATAGATTATATCCTGAAAAACCGATATATGGGATGTATCCCAACGGTAGAGGTAAGAAACCTAAACTAGAAAAAGTACATAGATTAGTAGCCTATCACTTCTTAACTAAACCTGAAGGAGATGAAAACTGGACAGTTAACCATATAGATGGAGATAAGACTAATAACTGTGTAACTAACTTAGAATGGATTACACACGCTCAAAATATACAGCATAGTTGGGATATTGGTCTAAGAGACAATATGGCAGAAAAAGTAGCTATACAGAAAAGAAGAGCTGTTAAAGTAACTCATAAGGATGGTAGAGTAGAATATTATATCAGCCAAACACACGCAGCCTTAGCATTAGATACCTTTACAGGTACTATTGCAGCTAAGATAAAACTATCAGAGAACGGTTCTCTCTCATTTGGACGTAAAGGCTTTACAGTAGAACGTATTACAGAATTACCTGTAGGAGAGACATTCAAAGCTATATTAGGTATAGAGGAAAAGCTACTTAAGCATAGAAAGAAGTACTTCGGTACACCTAAGAGAATAGCTTATAGAAAAGAATATAATAAAAAGAAAAGAGAGGAAAAAAAGTTGGAAAATAAGAAATAAGTTCTTATATTATAGTAAATGACGAGTGGATCCGTCAATAAAAAAATTATTAGAGCCCTGCTTAAAGTGTCCGAGATCCACCGGCCTTTAGGTGGGGTCTCATTTTATAAAATAGTTAATTATGAATGAATTATGGGAAAATGGTTACGAGTTCTTATCTGAGGAAGAGAAGAATGAATTAGCAATGTTCATTGGAATGGTAGAAATGGGTAGAGAAATCAATTTTAGTGTAAGACCTATAGTAATGGTAGCTTATAATCTTCACCTAGCAGTTAATAATCCTGAATTAGTAAATTTTATTTAATGATGAAAAACGTTTTAACACAATCAGCTTTCTGGATGGTTAATAAACATCTAGCTAAGTACCTGGGAAGTAATGATGCAGCATTATTAGTATCCCACTTCTTATCCTTACAGGAAGAAGTATTTGGTGGTAAACCTTTCTATCAACAACAGAGTCGTATAATGGAAGAGTTAAATATAAAGTTACCTACTCTAAGAAAGTTAATTACTTTGCTTGAGGCTAAGGATATATTAGTCTATGAGAAGAAGGGTATGCCTGCTAAACACCACTACTACATTAATACTCAAGAACTCTCTAAAATAGTATCACAAGACCTGCCCAAAAGTGCACCACAAGAGAATACAGAAAGTATAGCACAAAGAAAAGAATTAATAAAAAATAATTTAGGGAAAAAGAATACTATAGGTAATATGGAATTATTTAATAGTATATTTGAATAATAATGGCTAAAGATAGATTTAATACAAGAGGTAGTTATGATCCAAACTTTAAGTTTAATGCTTATGTACCTACGGTTAAGTCAGAAAGAACTATAACCTCAGACCAAGTAGAACTACTTAAAAAGATGTATACCTCAGATAAAATAAATGTATGGGAGAAGAACTTTATAAAATCAGTGATTAAATTTAACACTCTCTCCCAAGGTCAAAAAGATAAACTTAATACAATATATAAGAAGATAAAGAACTAATGAGAGACACAGGGATTTATATGTTATTCTTAATGTTACTGCTTAGTTTTACTTCGTGTAGTAAGCAAGAAGATGTATGTGGTAAGATTTTAGGTGGATACAGTGAGTGGAATGAGTATTGGTATAAGTATGATTATTACTTCAGACTAGATACAGATAGTAAGGTACAGGTAGATGAACTTACTTATAATAGCTTTTATGTAGGGGATTATGTATGTATTGAATTCTAGTGACAAAAAATAGTATTTTCATATATATTTATTTCTATATGGGTAAGTAACCCTTATTAATAATGAGCAATCAAAATCATAAAAAACTTACTATGTTAACAAGAGATGAATTAAAGACATTAGTGTCTAAACACTTCAATCTTGTGCCTGCTCCAGAAGTGAAGGAAGAATCTATTGAAAATACAACTGAACACAAGTTTGCTATCGGACATTTAGTCGATGGGACTGAAGTTAGTAACCAAAAAGATTCTGAATTTGCTGAAGGTGACTCTTTATTCGTGAAAGATGAGGAAGGAAACTATGTACAAGCCCCTGCTGGCGAGCATACATTAGATTCCGGAATCACAGTAGTAGTGAATGGCGAAGGAGTAATCGAAGGTATCCATCGTCCAGATGAAGCCGGAGAAGGTGCACTAGAAGAAGTTCAACCAGAAGAAGTAGTAGAGATGGCTGAAGAAGACATCATTGAAGATGTAATCGAAGAAACCTCTACACTAGATATCGTTAAAGAAGTAATCGACCAATTGGTTACTCCTGCGATAGAAGAAATGAAAGCTAAACTAGGAGACTACGAAAAGAAATTAGAAGAGCACGACAACAAGATGAAAGAATATATGTCTGCTACTCCTGCTTCTGAATCTAAAACTACTAGCAAGTTCTCTAAATCAACCATTAATCAAAACGAAGGGCCAAAACACAATAAAAGACAATATGAATTGGCTCTTGAAACATTAAACTCAAAACGTAAAAAATAAATAACTATGGGACTTAATACCTCAGCCTTAGGGCAATTTAATGATGAGTTGGCAGGAAAGATCGTGCTAGACTCAGTAGCGGTAGGAACCACAGCAGAATACGTAACTATGCAGCAAGGAGTAAAGTACCAGGCTCCGATCAACTTAGCATCAGTTGAACCAGTATTCCAAGGTGGTGACATTCTTGCTGGAACTTCAGGTTCTGCCGTGTTCTCTCAGAGAAACCTAACTACAACTAAAAGAACAGCTTTCGATGCTTGGTCTTTACAAACTATTACTGACAAATATCTAGGAAAAATGGCACTTCCAGAAGGTTCATATGAAGAAACTTTCGCCATTATGGAAGATTTAACTTCTGACCTAGTTAAGAAGGCTCGTCAAGCAAATGATGTTTTCATCTGGCAGTCGGTTTCTGGATCTTCTACATCACTTTCTGACGTAGCAGTAGCAGCAGCAGACGGTCTAAAAGTAATCATCTCTGGTTCAACTGCAGGAGTACAAACTCCAACAGGACCAGCTACAGGATCTATTACTTCAGCTTTAGCTTATGATCAATTAGTAGATATGATCGATGCTTTAGATGCAAACGTAGTAGCAGCAGATGATTTAACTTTCTTCTGTGGAACTGGAACATTTACTAAAATCGTATCAGGTCTTACTAAACAAAACTTATTCCACTTCGATCCTACTTCAGTAGAGAGACGTAACGGAATGTATGAAGTACCAATGCCAGGTTTCCCTAACGTGAGAATCGTAGGAACTTATGGATTGAATGGTTCAGACAGAGTAGTATTAGGACCTTCAAGTGACATCTTCATCGGATGTGATCTTATCTCTGACGTTGAGAACTTCAAAACGTGGTTCAGCATCGATGACGATAATATCAAATATCGCTTGAGAACTAAGTTAGCTGCAAACGTAGCACATCCAGAGTACTGGGTATCTAACGACTTAGCATAATAATAATAATAAAAGGGGAATCTTTAGTTAGGTTCCCCATTATTTAACCTAATAAAACTTTAATAATATGAGCTGTAATGTGACGCAAGGATTTACGCTTGGATGCCGTAGTAATACGGGAGGAATTACCTCTATCTACATCTTAAGTGGATCTATCTCATCAATCGATGAAACATCAGGAGCTATTGACGCGATCTCAGGTAGTGGTACTTTCTTTGAGTTCCAATTACCTAGAAATGTAGGTCAATTCTCTGAAACACCAAATGCATCACTAGAAGCCGGCACTGTATTCTACGAGCAAACAGTAGATATCGCCATCCATAAGCTACAAACTAGCATCCGAAATCAAGTTAACACCATCACAAAAAATCCGGACCTTAAAATAATCGTGAAAACGAATAATGGGACTGAAGATGGAGTTGGACAATACTTATATGTAGGTAGATATAGAGGAATGTCAGTTAGTGGTGGTACCGGTGGTACAGGCACAAACTTCGGTGATCAGAACGGATACGCACTTACCTTCACAGGTCAAGAGCCACAACCTTTCTTTGAGATTAACACTACAGGAGGAGACCTAGCAACAGCATTGTCAGGTATCACTGTAGGATAATATAGTAACTTAGGATAGAGAGGGTTATAGTTGACTATTTCCCTCTTTTTTCCTATATTAAAGACATATATGTTAGTATACTATAGTACAGGCAGTGTCCAAACTAGAACCGTATGGCCAGAAATTCCAGCTACAATAGCATTGGAAGTATCTGGTGGACTAGATGTAGTATTGACTCAAGACTACGATGAATCACAAACTATAGTACCAGCTACAATAATAAACTCACCAACATCTGTTAATCCAAGGATTATATTCCAAGTAGATTTAACAGATCTCCCTACCTATAGTGGACTCTATACTGCTAAAATAAGAGAGTTCAAACAAGAAAGACCTAAATGGGGAACCACTAATATAAAGTGGACTGATGCTGATTGGAGATGGAGTGATGTATTAGCCAAAACCCTAATCAGAACTATAGATAATGACAGAGCTTGGATATCCGGTAGCGATATTCCTATCTTTACAAGCTATGTTACTTCCTCTACAGAGACTATTTATCAAAGTGGCAGTGTTATACCGTCACCAACACAATATATAAGTTCTAATGAAACTGGAGCTTACACAACATATCATACATAATGGCGAACAATACAACTAAAATACACTTTGCTAAGGTTCAGAAGTTTGACAATAAGTGGCTCTCTTATAAAGAGAATAAAGAAAAGAAGTATGTCAAATCAGGAGACGACAATAGTTTCCCAAATCACCTTATAGAACTATACCACAGATCAGCTATACATTCCTCTTGTGTAAATGCAATAGTAGAAGGTATTATTGGAGGAGGTTTAACTGCTAATGTAGAAGATTACCTTTCTAGAGCTAACTACAAAGAGAGTTGGAATGACATTTATACTAAAATCTCATTAGATTATTACCTACACGGTTCATTTGCTTTAGAAGTTATTTGGTCTAGAGATAGATCTAAAATAGCTGAAGTATACCACATAGATTACTCTAATGTTAGATGTCTAGAAAAAGATGAAAGAGGTAACATTCCCGGATA